CTTCCCCGTCCCCGGTGGGCCACCCGGGCCCGTTTTTCTTTAGGTTTGGGTCACGGGTTTCGACATCGATTGCAATCTTTGATGCGCTCGTAATGTCGGGAAGCTCAAGGGGTGGGACCCATTCACTTTTAGGAGCGAACATCGCCATCTGTAGGTTTGCCATTATTTATTTCCTCAATGATTTTATTTACGGGGCGGGCATCTCGCTCGACAAACTCCGCTCCCAATCCGGTGTATCCGGCTTTATCTATCCACGAATCTTCGTAGTCTATCGTCTCTACTAAACGACTTGTTTTAACCCAGTCCATCATCAAGGTGACGTGAGCCGGGGTCAGGTGGCCGTGGCTTTTCAGGGCTCCGCTAACAATAATGTTCCAACCATCTGCAATTCGGCCATGGTTTTCATACGCATCCCCGTAGTCTCGGGCCCGGTCCCCGTTGATTAAGGACTTTGCTTTGTCCAACACTTCATCTCGTTTCAATGTTTCACCTCATTACTGTAACCAACAAAAACCATTTCTTTTAATTCGGGATCGTATTCGAACCGAGCGGCAGGCAGGTCCTCATCTTTTACTGTGGGATCATTCCACATCTTTTCTGCCCGCACCGCGTTAAGATCGGTCACGCCCATCTCTTCGTATTCCTTGCGCTTGGCTTCTTCGTGCGCTTTCCAGTCATCCCATGTCATCTTTTTCAAGACTTCTCTCCTTTAAACAATTTACTTTCCCATTGGCACACTTCGTTAATGTGCGTGTGCCGTGTAGTAGGACGCACCATCCCAACCTTTTCAACCCATCCCAACTTCCGAAGGGACGCCATCATCGCGCCCCAAACATTGTGGTGGTGGGGGTCCGACATACCCTGCGCTCTACAAAAAGCACAGATTTTGCCACCTTCCACGAACTGGTGTTCCGATAAATATTTGGCAGCATTCTGGTAATATTCCTGCTTCCACTCATCATCCGCGTGGACATAAGCGCGGTCTATTTCAGCTTCGATAAATTCAAACCGCTGTTGTTCTGAAAGGGCTTCGGTCATAGATCATAGCTCCTTGTCGCGTCATCAGGTTCAACAATATACAAATTCTGTCGGGTCCGCGTAACGCCGACATAAAAAACTCGGTGCATATCATCAGGGTTAATTCGCATTGCATTATCGGCTGCCGCACTTAGGTCGGTGAACAACACAACATTGTCCGCCTCGCCGCCCTTTGACCCGTGGATCGTGGACGCTGTAATACGGGGTATGCCGTTAAACTTCTCGCCCCGACGTAGCAGGGCCGTAACATATGCCCGGTCAGTCTCAGGCATTTTATCCATAGCCTCGGACCAGATCATACTATCGTTGGCAAGCAGGCCATGTTTACTGATTAGCTCTTCGATGGTCACCATGTCTTGGTCATCTAAATCCCGGAGCTTTTTGTATCCTCGCGTAACGCGGTTTCCGGTGGACATGTAGCTATAAATCTTGCGGGCCACCTCTCCTGAGATTTCTTTGCCCTTCCGCATTTGCTCCCAACCGTTAACCGCGTCAGATACTTTTTCGCTGATGGACCGGTGGCCGCGGTAATTAAACAGGTAACCGTTTGATTTTAAGTCGCTTGCTACGGGTTGTAGCTGGTAACCGGCTTGGGACAAAATTAACCAAGAGCCTTGCGCCATGTCGAGCGAACTTATATGACTGATCCGCGCCACATTGCCTCGGTCGGGTTTCGGTTCATATCGTTTCGGGAACCTCCGCGTGATGCGGCGCACGACATTCTCAGCCAAGCTATGCACCGTTTTGGGAACGCGATACGATTGCGACAGGGTTTCGGAGCCGCCGGGTAGGTTTATAAAGTGATCTACATCTGCGCCCGCCCAACGGTAAATGGCTTGGTCATCGTCTCCCGCGCAGTACATACGTTTAGAGTTTTCATCTAATATGTGGGCAATGTCCCATTGTAGGGGAGACAGGTCCTGCGCTTCATCTAAAAAGCACAGATCAAATTGCGGACAATACGTGTTTTTACCTGACACGAACTGTTCCAGCATGTCTGTAAAGTCGTAGACCCCGATTTTCTCTTTGTATTCTTTTAAGCATTTATCGACGTAATTGACAGTATTCCAATCGTCTTCAAGATTGCTAATGTTATACTGATCCCGCAGCTTTACCTTGCGTAACCTTGCAAGGTTAATCAGCCCCAGAATAGGATCATTACTGGAAACCATAGACGGAACGTCATCGTCAAAGTTTGTGTTCTTGGAGCCGCCCAGTGATATGCCGATTTTTTTACTAAGCTCTTTGTAATTAATTTCTTGCATCACCTGTTCCGGGCGTATGTCCGTCATGGTCAAAGCTAGAGAGTGCAGGGTGCGGAAGTGAACCAAGTCTTTCTTGGGGTCCAGACCGAATCGTTCCGCCGCACGTTCTTTGGCCTCGTTGGCTGCTTTGCGGGTAAACGCCAGAAAAGCAATGCGGTGGGGAGACGTGCCCTTCTCCAATGCCTCGTCAACCATGTTAAGAAGCGTGGTTGTCTTACCTGTCCCGGGCGGGCCAAATATTCTAAACATTTTCTGTTTTAGCCTTCTTATAGATTTGTTGAACACGTTGCTTTGAAATGCCAAACCACTTTGCGACGGCAGTCATGGTTACGTGTTGTTCGTCAATCAAACGAACTATTTCAGCATTACGGTCGGCTTTAAGTACGTTGGGCATTAGAACGGAGCCTCGTGCTGTGATCCAAACTCAGGGGGATCAATATCAATATCTACATTGTCGAACGAAGGTATCTGCCATACGCGCACGGCACGGCCCTTAATTTTCATGACGAGGCTACTTCCGTTTATATCCCGTAGGCGCTGGGCTATGCGGTGGGATTTATATTCAAAGAACTTATTCTTCTTCAGGAAGTTCTCAAAGTCTTTCAGACGGAAATATGTGATGTTCATCTCATCATCTGTCCAAGGCTTACGAAGTAAGATTTCTTCTTTGTCCTGCGCAACCTGTAAGTGGGCGCAAAACTCTTCCAAATAATCGTAGAACTGTCCGCTAATGCTGGCATCCTGCGCGACTTCAATGATTGCGCTTTCGTTATCCTTCATCTCGCTCAACAACGTGCTAATGCGGCTTTCCCATTGTTGCTTGGCAACGGAGCGCGGCATGAAGTTAAGCTGTTCCATACAGGCTTTTTGAAATGTGGGCTGGTTCATAAGGGCGTCTGTGTCCATTTCCAGAGGCTCGCCGTTAACGTCCATAAACCAGACAGGGGGAGTAGAGTTATACTTGCGGAGGTTTGCGATTGTGGCCCCAGCTACGGCGGCTCCTATGCCGAACTTACGTGTCCGACATAGGTCTTTGTTGCAGTGCGAATTGATCGGCGCATCAGAGCATTTATATGCGTAATCCTTCCGCTCTACCTGTTTGGCAACGACGTTTACCTCCGACAGTGGTAGTGGCGGAGAAATGTACTCCATGTTGAAGCGGAGTATTTCGGACTCCCAGCTATCTGGATATGCCTTTCGTAAGTACACGCCAATGTTGAACAGACCATTATTACGTCCTCCTTCACTAATACCTGCTTTACACAGTATCTGTAGACAGGGCGGACCGTCCTTTAGTAGGTCAGTTTCACCGCCCCCTACTACTTGAAGCTTAACGATTTGCTCCGGAGTTTGTACATGTTTTTCGTATAATTCTATAAATTCATCTAAGGTGGCAGACGTGCCATCATCCAAGAAAGCGTAGCGCAGTCCGTTCTCATGGTCGTAATAGGGTAGGTTCAAGAAGTTGCCTACGTCCCCACGATCAAGGTGCAGCTTTATTTGCTTTGGAAATATCTCACTTTCGCCATATCCGAGGGCCGCGGCTATAGATTGCAGGGCCTTCTGCATGTCCTTGGCTTCTGTCCAATCGCTAGAGAACAAGAAGCAGTGCGCTCCACCAGACTTAGATCGGCGGACTACCATCGGTATTTTTAACCGGCGGATTTTATCGACAAGTATTTTGTGATCCAAAGGATACTGATCGATATCGATACAGCCCCATTTGCAACAATTGTCTTCATTGATAGGGATGATACCTAAACCGGCTCCGGCCCCTGACAGGTGGTTTTCCCAAAGTTTCTCATTGCGTGGTTCTCTTAGAATGCCCGCTTTGCCTTTGGCTTTACCGTTTGCCCCTGTATTTTCTATTCTGAAGTAGCCGTATGCTTCCTTCAAACCATCAAAGATGGTCATAAACTTTTCTGCTGACATTATTGCCCCCACTCGAAAGAAAAACGGCGGGGCATAAGTACCCCGCCGCAAACACTACTTAAAACGGTATATCTTTATCGTTTTGTGCAGCTTCTTCTCCATCCGAGTGTTTCACAACAACGTCACCGGCGGTGATGCTTGCTGCAAAATCTTTTGCGCGGGTGTACATATGTGCCTCTGACACAGGACCCTCGACAGACATTTCCCATCCATGCCACGAACCCTTAGAGTTTTCTTCCCCTATTGTTTTAAGATCGTAGATGTAAGCGAAACGCGGTGGTGTGAAGGGTCCTTTCGATCCCATCATTGAACGTGACGCCATGATGCTGTTCCATTTACGTGACTTCTTAAGCTGCGTAGATTTCATTGCAATCAAGGCTGTTTCCATTGAGCCGTCTTCCGCGAGCAAGATAACAAAGTGCTGGTGCGTTTCTTCGATGTATTCACCGGAGCCATCCATCACATAATCTTTGTTGTCATCCTTTGACCGCTCAACCTTTGGCCGCGGTTCGTGAGGTTCGTAGATCGCGGTTGGGGCACCGCTTCCCACGCCACGTGGAGCCCACTGAATGAAGCGACGTTGATACGCGCACGGTATGACCCGAATGCCTGCTTTGCCCTTGTAAAGGGCTCCTGTGACCGTGTTGTAAATATCCCCTTTACGGGCTTCTTCGTTCACGTCCAATACAGGATCGTTACCGGACAAGACTTTCAGAAACGGCAGGGCTAAATCTTCTTGCCCCAAGTCCTGAAGGCCGTCTCCGGCATCTTGTTCGAACATCGCAGGGTTGAACTCAGCAACACCTGTTTCTTCTTTTTTCGCCACTTGCTTTGACTGTGCCATATTATTTTCCTCTCTTTATGACTGCACGTTGACCGACGTAAGCTCCGAATAATTCCATCGGAAACTCTTCTCCTGCCTCGCACCGCTCTTTTACAAACGCCCGAAGCGTCTGCGGGTGAATTTCGGTTTTCTGCGTAGGCACAAAACCTTGCTTTTCTGCAAAGGCAGAGAACGCATGAGCTTGATCGTCTTCGCCACGGCCGAACTGACACAAGACTGTATTCTTGATTATGTCATCGTATCCGTTGTCGCGTAGCCAGTCGTAGGCTTGCGGGCGATTGTTCACCAATATGGATGCTCCATACGTTTGTTTTACCTCGACGGTAGAACCGTCATCCAAGGCAAAGGATGATATGCCCACTTCTGCAAGCATTGCAGGCATGTCTTCATCCGTCATTTTCAGAAGCTTTTTCTTTGCACTCTTTAGATCGCTCTCAAGAGATGAAATGTATTCTTCTTCATCACGGATGTGTCTGGCCAACTCAGCCACCGTTTGGAGGCCTTGTTGATCTATCTTTTCGACGGATGAGGCGATAGTATCCTCAAAGTCTTCTTCCATCATTTTTAGTACGTCGTTACTCATTCCGAGTCTCCTTCGTGGTTAAAGGCACCTGTCGGGCCTTGACAAATACAGATAATATCGTATACTCCGCTCTTGTCAAGCAGTATTTAGGGAAATTTAAAATGCGTGGATTTGAGTACAAAACCAACCCGTATGACCACCAGCGTAAAGCGTTAGAAGCTTCGTGGGCCGAGGAGTATTATGCCTTGTTCATGGAGATGGGAACAGGCAAAACAAAAGTGGCTATAGACACCATGGCGGTTCTTTACGAGGCTGGCAAGATAAATGCTGCTTTAGTAGTGGCACCCAAGGGGGTTTACGATAACTGGGTCAAGAACGAAATACCCGCGCATCTGCCGGACCGTATACAACGCAACCTTTTGCGGTGGACTCCTGCTAAAACAAAACGCATGGAAACAGACCTAAAAGATTTTATTGTTGGAGACTTACACGGCATCAAAGTGTTTGTAATGAACATAGAGGCGTTTTCCACGAGCCGTGGGACGGAGGCCGCTCTCGCGTTCCTGTACCAGAACCCCGACAACATCGTGATTGTAGACGAAAGCACCACTATCAAGAACCGCAAGGCCGCCCGGACAAAGAACATTGTGAAGCTACAAGAGTATTCCAAGTATCGGCGCATTCTGACGGGTTCTCCCATCACCAAGAGCCCTATGGATTTGTTTAGCCAGTGCGACTTCCTGCGCAACAAGGCGCTTGGTTTTAATAGCTACTTCGCGTTCCAATCGCGGTATGCAAACATTCAACAACGCACAATGGGGCACCGCAGCTTTCAGCAAATTGTGGGCTACCGGCGGTTAGACGAACTTTCTGAAAAGTTAGACCGCTTCAGCAACAGGGTTTTAAAGCAAGATTGTTTGGACCTGCCTGAGAAGGTTTATGTGCGGCGGGAAATAGAGTTCACTCCGGAACAAAAGAAACTGTACACGCAGATGAAGAAGTTGGCTCTAGCTAAGTTAGAAAGCGGGGAGCTTGCCACCACTGCGAGCGTTCTTACCCAGATAATGCGTCTTCAGCAAATATGCTGCGGGTTTCTGCAACCAGATGAGGGTGAGATAGAGTCTGTCCCAAGTAACCGTCTGAAGGAACTTTTGGAGCTTACAGATGAGGTGCAGGGCAAAGCTATAATATGGGCCACATATACGCATGATATATTGCGCATCGAGGAAGCTATAAAAGACCGGTTTGGCGAAGACTCGGTTGCGACGTACTATGGTGGTACACCACAAGATGAGCGGCAAGATATCGTCACGCGCTTTCAGGATAAGTCTGATCCGCTGCGTTTCTTTGTTGGTCAACCGCGGACCGGGGGCTACGGCATTACGTTAACTGCCGCTAACACCGTTATTTACTTTTCAAATAGTTACGACTTGGAAATCAGGTTGCAATCGGAGGATCGTGCCCACCGGATTGGTCAGACAAACAAGGTCACCTATATTGACATGGTTTCGCCGGACACTATCGATGAAAAGATACTACAAGCCCTGCGGAGCAAGATTGATATTGCAGGTCAGGTTTTAGGCGAAGACGCAAAAGACTGGTTGAAGTAACCCTGCGGGTCTGGTCCGCGGACCGGGGGCGGTCCTGATACTTCACCGCCCATTGCAAATGGACTGGGCAGTTCTTGTTCATAATCATACGCCGCGTACTGTTCAAATACGTTTTCTGCCGGTGCTTCGGCTCGCGCTTGTGGTTGGACCTGCGGAATAGAGGCCTGTTCTACGACTTCTGGCTCTTGAGGCAACATTAAATACTCACTTACCGCTTGTGCGGCAGGGGCAAAACCCGGTTGACCGAGGCCTGCGGGCCGTCCCCGAGGTTTAGGAGACGGGTCTGAGTTTTCTGTCAGTTGGAAGAAGTCCCCCATGGCGGGTAATATTTCACCTTTGGGCGCTCCGTGAATAATTGAGACGTAATCACGGGTTTCTTCGAAAGGAGGTATTCCGTTGTATTTACGCACATTACCGGGGCCCGCGTTATATGCGGCGAGGGCCAAGGGCACTGTACCAAAATCCTGTAACTGTTGCTTGAGATATCTAATCCCGCCAATCACGTTTTGTTTTGGATCGTTAGGGTCTACACCCAATTCTTTTGCCGTTCCGGGCATAAGCTGCATTATGCCTATTGCGCCTTTTTCACTAACAGGGCCCTGTCGTCCTTTATTCTCTTGATATATGACACGTAAAACTAGCTCGGGATCGACATTTTGTTCGAGAGCCAATTCCATGGGATCAAACCCATAATCTTCGATTATTTTCTGTCTTACGGCGGTAAGCTGTTCAGGGGTAGCCGGTGCCGTTACGACGCCCCCTTCGTTAAAAAGTTGTGCAAACATCCCACCAAGACCGGCTTGCATGGGGTTTCCTACTTGTCCGGTAGTCTCAGGGGCTTTTAGCATTCCAAGTTGCCCTACAGACACGCCGCCTCCGCCATCTTCTCCCATGGCTTGGGTCATCATCATGGCTCCGCCTCCGCCATCTTCGCCTATAGCGCGTGTCATAGCGTTGCTCCCCATCATGGGTTCTGGGCGGTTGTCAAATTGAGACATGCTATCAAGGTGCATTTGGCCACCTCCAAAGCCAAAGCTTTCTTCGGCTCCAAAGTGAGCCCGCTCTGCTTCGTCAACCAACTGCACAAAATGCTCTACATCCTTTTTCGCGGCTTCGTGTACGGTTTGTGCTGCTTGTTGACCGTAAGTTCCCATCAAATAGTCTTGGTAATTCTGTAGCGGAGAACCCCGCAAGTTAGCCATTTCGCGGCCAAACTGGTTTTGTTGTTGAAATAATCCACCAACGCCCTGCATCGGAGGTTGCTGCATTGCAGGTCCT